ACTGGTGCATACATTGAGGTAATTGCAGTCATTGCTAACGAAGATCAGCTCCTAAAACTAGAAGCTAACCCTTACATGATGCAGGATCGTCCTATTGTAGCCTTTGCATGGGACAATGTACCGTCTCGCTTCTGGGGTCGTGGTGTTTGTGAGAAGGGATACAACAGTCAGAAGGCTCTTGATACAGAACTTCGTGCTCGTATAGACGCTCTTGCACTCACTGTGCACCCAATGATGGCTGTCGATGCATCACGTCTCCCTCGTGGCGCTAAGATGGAGATACGTCCGGGCAAAACACTGCTTACTAATGGCAATCCTGCAGAGATTTTGCAACCATTTAACTTTGGTCGTGTAGATCAGGTTACATTTGCACAGGGTGAGCAGCTAATGCAGATGGTTCAGATGGCTACAGGTGCTATCGACACTGCAGGTATCCCATCATTTGCTGGGTCAGAGGCTACAGCAGCAGGTATTAGCATGTCTCTTGGTGCAATCATCAAGCGTCATAAGCGTACACTGCTTAACTTCCAAGATAACTTCCTTGTTCCGTTTGTGAGCAAGGCTGCTTGGCGTTACATGCAGTTTAATCCTGAACTTTACCCTGTAAATGACTACAAGTTCTGTGCATCATCCTCTTTGGGTATCATTGCTCGTGAGTATGAAGTCACTCAGTTGGTGCAGTTGCTACAAACTATGTCACCAGACAGCCCATTGTACGCTACATTGATTCAGTCAATCGTAGATAACATGAACTTGTCTAACCGTGAAGAGCTTATTGCTCAGCTTCAGCAAGCTAACCAGCCTAATCCACAGCTTCAGCAGATGCAAGCACAGCAGATGCAGATTCAGTTGGAGAAAGAGATGGCTACCCTTGAATATCTCAAGGCACAGACTGCAGAAGTCATGACTCGTGTACAGCAGAATCAGGTTGAGACTCAGTTGCTACCATTCGATGCAGAATCTCAGCGTATTCGCAGCATGTCTGTTGGTATGCGTGATGAAGATCCTACTCAGACAGACTTTGAACAGAAGACTAAGGTGGCTGAGCTGGCACTGAAAGAGAAAGACCTAAACATTAAGGAAGAAGCTATGCGTAATCAGTTGCGTATGGCAATGATGAAAGGAGGTAACAATGGTTAAGCAACAGGATCTAAATGATCTAGTCAATGCACTAAATGAAGTACTAGATGGTTTGGATAAGCGCCTTAAGAAACTTGAGGAGGCGGCTGCAAAGCCGTCTTCAAAGAAAAAAGTTTCAGAAAAGTGAAGAAAAGACTTGACAAATGCTGAAAAGTATGCTAGGCTTCACACATTAATAACATACAACAGGGATAAAGTCAATGACTCCTGAGCTAGAAAAATACTATGAAACTTACTTTGATTTATTTACTACTGATGGGTGGAAACAATTCATCGAAGACGTTTCAGAAAGCGCAAAGACATTTGATGTACGCCATGTACCAGACGAAGGCGCACTAAAATTCATCCAAGGTCAGTTAATGGTCATGGACAGAATGCTTAACTGGGAGGCTTCTGTTGAAGTAGCCTACACCCAGCTTAAGGAAGAAGAAGACAAAGAGTAAACTTAGGCGTTGGGCATAAGCCTCTTTGATATATTATCCACAATACTGAGATCAGTACGGAGTTTTTAATGGCAGAGTTTCTTGAAGATCAAGATGAAAACCTACAGTTGGAAGACGGTGAAGAACTAGCTTCCTTTGATGAGCCAACCGAAGAAGAATCACAGGAGCCTGAAGAGGTCAACCCTGTTGAGGAACAAGACGAAGATGATGACGTACCTGATAAGTACAGGGGCAAGTCTGCTAAAGAGATTGTCCGTATGCATCAGGAAGCTGAGAAGCTACTGGGTCGTCAATCCTCAGAGGTAGGTGAGTTACGTAAACTTGTAGACAACTTTATCCTGAGTCAGACACAGAACACCGCACAGCCCACACAAGAAGAAGACGATGTAGACTTCTTTGAAGATCCTAAGAAAGCAGTAGAAGCAGCAATTGCTAAGCATCCGAAGATTCGTGAAGCAGAGCAGATGGCTCATTCTATGCGTCAACAGGAAGCTATGACACGGCTTAAGAGTGAACATCCTGACTATGCTCAGGTTATTCAGTCTCAAGACTTTAGTGCATGGGTTCAAGGATCTAACGTTAGGATGGAACTATACAATCGTGCCGACAAGAACTATGACTTTGATGCAGCCAATGAACTGCTGTCTACTTGGAAGGAACGTAATCGTATCGTGACACAGACTAAAGAAGTTGAAGAGAAAGAACTGAAACGTCAACGTAAAGCTGCAGCAACAGGCTCAGGTAAAGGTAGCGGTGAAGGTCGATCTCGTAAAGTATATCGTCGTGCTGACATTATAAACTTAATGCAAAACGATCCGTCTCGCTACTTGGAACTTGCTGATGAAATAACATTGGCGTATTCAGAAGGGCGAGTCAAATGACCTACGGTCGTTCCTGACTGGAAGTCAATTAACTTATTGAAGGTAATATATCATGGCTCTTGGCTCAAATCATGTAACTAACACCACCGCTGCAACTTTTATCCCAGAACTCTGGTCTGACGAAATCGTAGCAGCATACAAAAACAACCTTGTTATGGCTAACGCTGTTAACAAGATGCCAATGAAAGGTAAGAAGGGTGATACTATTCACATCCCTAAACCTACTCGTGGCGCTGCTTCTGCTAAAGCTGCATCTACTCAGGTTACCCTGCAGGCTGCAACTGAAACTGAAGTTGTTGTAACTATCGACAAACACTACGAATACTCACGTCTGATTGAAGACATCACCGAAGTACAGGCTCAGGCTTCTCTTCGTAAGTTCTACACTGATGATGCTGGCTACGCTCTTGCTAAGCAGGTTGATACTGATCTGTTCGCTGAAGCACAGGCTTCTTTCACTCTGTACGAAGTAGACGGTTCTGGTAACCTCGCTGCTTACACTGCTAACGGTGTTGCTAACGCTTTCACTGACGGTGCATTGCGTGACGGTATCCAGCTTCTGGATGACAACGATGTTCCTATGGATCAGCGTGTATTGGTTGTACCTCCATCAGCTATCAACACTATCCGTGGTATTGATCGCTACATGTCTTCTGACTTCGGTGGTGCTGGTACTATCAAAGGTCAGATCGGTACTCTCTACGGTATCCCAGTAGTTGTTTCTACTAACTGTCCTGCACTAGAATCTGGCGTTAACAAGCTGGGTGTCCTGATGCACAAAGATGCTATCGTCTTTGCTGAGCAGGTTGGTGTTCGTTCACAGACTCAGTACAAGCAGGAATACCTGTCTACACTGTTCACTTCTGACACTCTCTACGGTGTTAAAACTCTCCGTGCCGAAAACGGCATCGGTATCGTACTGCCAGCATAAGGCAGACTCTATGGGTGGGTTCTTCGGAGCCTGCCCTTCTTTCTAAAGCACACTGTAGCACATCATTAGTGTGCTTCAAAAAGAACATAGAGGAGATTCACCTTGGCTATATACCGTGGCGCAGGTGGTGCATCAGATACCACAGATCAAACGACTATTACTACAGTAACTCAAAAAGCTGCAGAGGCTGCCACTAGTGCATCCAATGCGGCTTCTTCTGCTTCTAGCGCAAGTACATCAGCAAGTAATGCTAACAGCTATAAAGAAGCTGCTGCAACGTCTGCAACCAATGCAGCATCGTCAGCTACTACAGCAACACAGAAAGCATCTGAAGCTACATCAGCAGCAACACAAGCTGTAGCTGCTCAGACTGCTGCAGAGATTGCAGAAGCTAACGTAGCGAGTGCAGAGAGTAATGCTATTCTTTATGGCAACATGGCTAACACCGCAGCAGGTGATGCTATTGATGCTAAGAATTCAGCAGTATCTTCAGCGTCTGCAGCACAGAGCGCATATGCTGATACATTGTTGATTAAAAACGATGCAGCAGCTAGTGCTACAGCAGCGGATACCTCTGAAGCTAATGCAGCGTCTAGTGCAGCAGCAGCGGCAGCAAGTGCTACAGCATCAGCTAACAGTGCAACAGACTCTGCTAACTACGCATCACAAGCTCTCAGTTATTTGAATGCTATTGAGGGTACATATCTTGGTGCACTAGCCTCTGATCCTATTGTTGATGGTAACGGTGATCCTGTTACTGTAGGTGATTGGTACTTCAATACTACAAGTAATAACACCTTGACATACAACGGTACATCTTGGCAGGTAGTAAACCCTGACATTGTAGCCGATACTACACCACAGCTTGGCGGCAACCTAGACACTAATGGCAATGATGTCCTGTTTAAAGACAACGACAAAGCCATCTTCGGTGCGGGTAGTGATCTACAGATTTACCATGATGGCTGGCATAGTGTCATTAAAGATGCTGGTACAGGCGATCTTAAATTACAGGGTAGAAATTTTATCGTATTGGAAGATACGGATGATACAAACTACCTAACAGCGCAGAGTGGCGCAGGGGTAGTTTCTTACTACGCAGGCTCACCAAAACTAGCCACCACCTCCACAGGCATTGACGTAACTGGCACTGCTACGATGGATGGGTTGACGGTTGATGGGAATACTGTTTTTGCTGGTGGCTCCCTAGGTGCAGCGGGTAACAGCCAATCTTCTATCGCCTCTGGATTATCGGCTGGACGATTGGTTAGCGATGCGGGTACAGACAATATTACGGCATGGAATACCACCTTCAACGATGATGTTATTGAAATATCAGCAGGAGCAACTGCGTCTTACGTTTCTGGTATTGCCATTACTCCAAGGACAACAACAGCAGATGCAGGTGAGGGTGTGACATTATACAGGCGTTCTGTTCCTGCGCTTAAAGTTCATGGTTCTACAGGAGACATCTCCTTCTACGAAGACACTGG